CTAGGCAGGCGGCGTCTCCCCCTTCGCGACCTGCTCGCGGAGGGCTGCGTTCTCCTGGTGGAGAGACTGATTGTCTTCACGGAGTGCGGAGAGCGTCCCGTTTGTCTGCGACTTGATTGTGTCGATCTTTTCGCCCTGCTTGCCCAGCGCGTAGAACGTTCCTACGGCGGTGACCGCGAGTCCAAGGATCGTAACTATAAGAGAGGTAAAGGTTGCAGTCGCGTCGGGGCGGTGGATCGCTAGGACCACTGACCCGATAAGTCCTACAGCGGCCAGGCCGATGAAGGCAATGAAGGCGGCGGTCTTGTTCATGGTGCTTACTTTCTGTTCTTGATGGTGTCGAGGTCGTCAGGCTGGGTTGCCCAGTCGATGCGCGCGAATTCGAGTGCGGTGACGGTGACCTCGGTGATACGGACCGTTGGGGCACGCTTGAGCACACCAAGGGTCATATTCATTTCGCTGGTGTCCTTGAACTTTTGGTTGAATCCCGACCCAAAGATGCCCCGTTCCTGGGGTGCTTTGAGTAACAGAATGTCGATCATGTCTTCCTCCTCGGGAAGGGTTGGTGCGGGTAGGGGTTGGGCCGTGGCGGGGTCACAGACGCCGTGCCATAGCTCGTTTTTGATGGGAAAACTGAAGCCGTAGATCGGCCCGAGACGGTGAAGGGCAAGTTGCACGGGTGTGCCTGCGTAGCCCGCGCCGGAGCCGAAGTCGATGGCGTTCCCCCACTGGTGGTCGGAGGGTCGGTCGGGTGAGTACGCGGGGTTGAAGCCGGGCTTGCCCTGATTCACGAATAGGTAGTTCTGTCGCGCCCACGTGCGGGTGCCCTCGGTGTAGGTGAGGGTCGTGATGCCCGCCGCGACTACGGCAGGGTCGGCCAGCACGGCGGCGGTGAGCGCAGCGAGGTACGGCGCGACCGTTGCGTTGATCGTCTGCCCGTTACCGATTGAGACCTGCGGGCCTGCATAGTCGGTAGCCATTAGCCGACCGCGACCCACGTGAATTGCACAGTGTTGCCGGTGAAGGCCTGCCCATTGCGCCCGTCATCATGCCTGTACACGCGGAAGGCGAAGTTCGTGCGCGAGATCGACCCGTTGACGACGACGGCGGTCAAGTGTTCCGGGATCGTTGATCCGGTCACGACGCTGACGGTCACCCCTTTCGGTATGACCCCGAGCCCGTGCGCGACCGAGATCGTCCCCGAGCCGTCCGTCTGCGCAGACGAGAGTCCGGCGTTGACAATGTTGCGGTTCTCGACACGTGTCGTCCGGGCCATGACGGCGGCGATCTCGTCACCGCGCCTGTTGTCGTTCTCGTAACCAAGTCTGATGTCTTGGTTGCTTGTGTACGTTGCGAGCCCTGCGGCTGCTGCTGCGTCTCCGATTGCCATTTTGTGTTCCTTAACTAGTTGTGTAGGTGGCCCACGTTGTGCCCGTGGGAAGGGAGGTCCAGGTCTTCTGGGCGGGCTGCTGATTCCAGGCATTGACCGGCGTGTTTACGAGCCCCTTCGTCGTGACCGTCATTTCTGCGGTGCTTAGGTCCCATGTGACGGCGGTGACGTAACCGGTCCGGGTCACGTCCGGCGCGCTCGTAATCGAGACCTCGCGGCCCGGCATTAGGTCGAAATCTTCGGCAGCGGTTACCTCTTGCATCACGCGCTTCGCACGGAGGCGGACTAGGAGGTATGCGGCTGCGGTCTTGCCCGGGTAGCCGGTGCTGGTCCGCTCGATGGGGTAGACAGACTGCGGATTGGTCGGCCCCGCGTAGTCGGTCCGCTTGCGGTCGATGCCGTTGCGGTCCCGCCACGTATACGTGATCAGCACGCCGTCCGCGAAGAGAGGCGTGCCGTCTGGCTGTGTGGCGGTGCGGCTCCGTAGCTCATTGGCCGAATACAGGTTCGCCCCGTAATCAAAGTGCACAACGTCGGAGCGGTCTCTGTAATCGTTATTCGTGAGGATGAACGTGCCGTCGAGATCACAGAAGAGACGCTGATTGGCCGCGTCGAGGATGCCCTTAAGGAAGTCGTACGCTGACTGTCCAGGGCTCCACGTCAACGACTCAGGCGGACGCTCCGTGACCGGTACGCGGGTGGACGTTGACGCGTTGGCGTCCCCGTCCCACTTGTAGGCGTACGCGCTCGTATTAGTAGTGTTCCCGTCGAAGTACGGGATGAGTGAGACGTTGTTGGTGTCAAGCCCATTGCCCGCAACGAGGAGAATTGCGTCCCAATACACAACGTCATTCGCCCGGCCAGAGCCGTTATATAGACGTACCTCGACGTTGCTCGCGGTAGCCGGAACGGTGAACGTCGTGCGTACACGTCCGTTGGTGAATCGTGCGGACGGCCCCGCGTCGGACTGTGCGATGACGCGGCCTGTGCCGTTGACGGTGGCAACAATGACGATGCGGCGGGCGCGACTGTTGATCATGCCGCCCGGGGTCTCCCCCATGCGGAACGTGGCCGAGATGCTGTACTGCTGGCCCGCCGACATGCCCGGCTGCGTGGCCGTGTACGTGTCATTAGTTGATCCTGTCGGATTGATTCGACCTGAGAAGGTGCCCGTCGCCGCCCACGAATCGGAGCGCTCAATTGCGGCGTTCCCTGCCGTCCACCCTGCGGCGTTCGCGATTTCAAAACTGGGGTTTTCGATCAGGTTCGTCATCTCGGAGTACGTGATAAACGGTGTGTCAAGGGCGTCATACGATGCCGTGAAGCTCGGTCCCAGGACACGGTTCAGCACGTTGTAGACGATGCTTCGCAGGCTCGACTGCTGGCCCCATGCCGCCAAGTCTTCGGTTGTCGAGGGGAGCTTGTAATCCTGCAAATACTGCTCCGCGGACATAAGGCTGAGAGAGACGGTTCCCTCTGCATCGTTGACTTCAGTTCCGACCAGGGCCAAGCGGAAGAGAGACGTGCCGTTCCACACCGCAAGGGCGCTGTCATCCGCGGCAAGCTCAAGCTCAACGGACACCCGAGTTGCAGGGTCGAGCAACGCCATCACGGCAGCGGATGGTTTCGCGATAACGATCTGCGCGCGACCGAACGGAGCCCAATCCTCGTCAGCCGACAGCGAGCCGGAGAGGAGCCGGAAGGTGGCGAGGGTTTGCAGGCTCGAGTTTTTCAGGCGCGCCATGCGTACGGGTCGGCGGATCATACGATCACCTCGCGGAAGGCGACGCTGACAAGCCAGAAGACGCGCCCCTCAACGTTGAGCTCACGGGTGATGGAGCCGTCCGGCACGTAGGCCATACCAATGGTGGTCAGGTGGTCGTCACGGAACTTCAGGACGCCGGTGCCCGAGTGCATTAGCTCGCACTCGTAGGCGTCAGCCTCGGTCAAGAATTTGTAGGTCAGCGTCCCGGTGCGGAGTCCGGCAGGCGAGAGGGCCGCGTCCTGACCGCCGCCGAGCACGTCGTGGAAGACGTTCTTGGACTCGCGGTTGGACTCGTAGCCGACAACCTGAATGGGATTTGAGGCTGCGGTGCGGGCGTCACTCGACCCGTCGAAGTACGTCTGATCGTTCTGCGCCTCGGTGATGAGCACGGAGTCCCAGCGGATTACGTCTGCGGCAAGCTCCGAGCCGTTGTAGAGCCTGATAAGAGGTGCGTTCGCACCGACCGTGAAAGTGACGGCAAGGCGGCGGGTATCTCCCGCAATATTCAATGCGGCGGCGCTTTGCAGAGCAGCATTTTCGACGGCGTTATATACGACTACGCGGCGCGCACGTGCGTCCAAGGCCGTGCTCGTCTGCGCTGCGGGGACCTGGATATCGGCGCTGACCGTGTACGTAGTGCCCTGTGCAAGGCCATCGAAGGTGACTGTGAGGAACGAGTCCCGGGATGCGGAGCCGTCCGGTGTAAGACCAACGGACGCGCCGCCCGAGGTGGACCACTCGGTCACGCGCGTCTGCGTCACGCGGTTGCCCGTATTACTTCCGGCCTCAACTTGGGGTCGGGATGCGTAGTTTGTGCGCGCAACGACGCCACGGGTTACCTCTTGCGAGGTCGTGGCGTTAGCGGTGCCGGTCCAGCGGTATGCGCTGACAATTTCGGTACTTGTAATTTGGCTGCTCACGGCACGCCTACTCCCTGGCGTGTGCCGAATTGAGATGAAAATGTGGACTGGGTGCGGGCGGTGACGTCCGCGGCGAAGCTCTGACCGTCGAGGGCCCGCTGCACGTCGCGCGGATCGACAACGAGGCGGACCCGAGCGGTGAGCGCTGCGGTGTCAAGCTCGGACTGCGCCTGCGAGGCGAATGAGCCCGAAGCGGTCGGCGTGATGGCGGGTGTGTCGGTGACGAGATTGGTCAGGGCACGCATCGATGCGCGGACCGGTGCTAGCTCTGCGAGACCACCGGCGAAACCCTTCACCGCGAACACGGCGAGTTCCTTCATGCGGCGCGACGGCGAAGCGATACCCAGCGTGGATTTCACGTTGCTGAGCAATGACCGACCGATGTCGGCAGCGATGGACCCGATGCGTCCGAAGCTCCCCCGCACACCGGCGACAAGACCTGAGACGATCTGCCCGCCCGCGGACACGAGGAGGCTCCCCAGGTTGCCGACTGCGGAACGGACCTGACCGGGAAGCTGACGGAAGAATGCGACGGCAGCGCTCAAGCCGGTGCGGATGCCAGCACCGAGGTTCCGGACACCCGCGACGATTGACGACCAGATGCCCGAGAAGAATCCGACCAGGGCGGAAGCGCCAGCGCGGAGACCCGCTACAGCCGTTTGGAAGACCGCTTTGATTCGGCCCCAGACGCTCGACCAGAGGTCACCGAGAGAACGGACGGCACCGCTGAAGTTGCCACTGAAGAGGGCGCTGATCGCCCGGACGGCAATAGTCAACGCACCAGCGATGACCTTGACCACAAAGGTAATGACTTGGATGAGGACGTTCAGGACGGGGACCAGGGCGGAGACGATGACACCGACAAGACCCAGGATCGGGGTCAAAATGACGGTAAAGAGTTCTATCAGCGGTGTGAGGACCGCTGCGGCAAGCTGGATCAGCGGTGCGATCAGGGTTAGGACGGCGGCGACCAGGGGCAGGATGGCACCCGTGATCAGCGGCATGATCGCCGTTAGCAGCGTCGAGATGACCGTTGCAACGAGGGTGATGATGGGCGCGAGGGCGACCAGGATCGTCGTCAGGACAGGCCCCAGAGCACTCACAAGCTGGCCGATGATCGGGGCCAGCGTCATGAGGATGGTGACGAGGGCTCCACCGATGGTCCCGGCTACCTCTGCAATGACCGGGGCAAGGGTGACGAGCACCCCGGCGAGGGCGCCGACAAGCTGGATCACAACGGGCATCACGGCGGCCACGACGGTCCCTAGGACAGTCCCGAGGCTCGTAGCAAGCTGCACAACGGTCGGCAGAAGTGCAACGAATGCACCGCCGAGGGCCGCACCTAGAGCAGCGAACGTCGGAGCAACGGTTGAGGCGTTAGTGCGCAAGTAGTTGAAGACCTGGGCCAGAGGGGACACAGCGGTAGCGATACCTAGGAATTGCTTCACCACGTCTGCTGCGGGGAACGTCCCAGAAATCAGAGTCGAGATGACGCCGTTGAGGCCAGAGACGAACGAGGCGAACCCCTCGGAGTCGTTCAGGCGGACCAGGAAGTCATTGACGAGGGTCAGTGCACCCTTGATGGAGGGCATCAGGCCGGAGGCCAGGGACTCGGTGACGGTGCCGAATTCGTTGCCGATCTTGGCGACGAGACCGGACGTGGTGGAGCCGAACGCGGCAGCGGACCCGCCGAACTCTTTGTTGACTTCGGCCAGGATGATGCCCTGCGCACCCGCCATGTCACCCGCGGCCTGCATGGCAGCGACCTGCTGCTTCTGCTGATCGGTGAACGTGACACCTTGCTTGGTGAGCTTGCTGAGACCTGCCGTGGGGTCGTTCAGCGCCTTACCAAGAGTCATCGACGCAGACTTCACGTCAGTGCCCATGGCAACGGAGAGGTCTAGGGCTGACTTGGTGGCCGCATCGAAGGTCGTGCCCTTGATGTTCGTGAACGTGAGGAGCATGTTCTGCCCCTCTTGGATCGACTCGGCCTCAACGCCTGTCAGTCGTTCAAGTGCGCCGTTAAGCGTGTTGATTTGCTCAACGGAGCGCCCCGCAGCACCGCCCGTTGACTTCACAACGGCCTCGGTCTGCGCGTTCAGGCGCTCAATGCGGGCGAGGCTCTTAACGGCCTCAACCCCGAGGGCACCGATGCCGATAGCGGCAGCGCCGAGGGCTGCGGCGGCACCGAGGGCACCGAGCTTTGCAACCTTGCCGAGCTTGCCGAATCCGTTGGACACGTCGGAGAGACCCGCGGTTGCCTTTTTGGTGTCGGCAAGCACGCTGACGATGACGGTCTGTCCAGCCATTTTGTGCTACTTTCAACGTGGAATAGTGTGGGCCCCGGCAGAGAACGGAAACTCTGCCGAGGCGGCATAGGGGTTACTTGCGTTTGTTTGCCTCGCGAATGATCGCGTCCCGCTGGCGAACGGTCAGGGCGTGGTATTCGGAGGGCGCGACGCCCAGATGCACGACGAACTTCGCGAGATCGTCGGCCCTCCGCTGGACTAGTTTTTTACTTCGGGGTCCTCGTCATCACCGAGGCCGATGATCGCGTTAGCGGCGGTAAGGGTTAGCTGCGCGGCGTCCACGGTTGTGTACTCGGGGCTCCCCGTGCGGCGCTTGACGATTACGACTAGGGCCATGAGAAGGTCGCCCTTTGGTGCGTCGTCATCCCCGATGCTCCCTAAGGAGAGACCGGTGGTCTTCTCTAGGAATGCCACCTCGCCGAGGGTGAGGGATTCGAAATCAAACTTGCTAGACATTGCTTTTCCGTTTCTTATTGAAGATCGTTGCGGCGAAGGATTTCGCCTATACCCTGATCCAGGGTTGAGATCGCATTACCCTTTTGAGCTTCTGCTGCCTCGTTGAGGAATCGTGTTCCGGGGATGTTGCGGGCGGGCCACCCGTAGTTCTGCACGCCCGCGTATTTGGCTTTCACTCCCCCCGCTCGGACTACAGCCTTTGTTGCGCCGCGTCCTGCACGGATACTTCCTGCGAGGGCTCCCGATTTGACGGGAGGTTGTGCTGCGTTGACAATCAAGGTGCCTATTTCGTGCATGAGGTCTTTCATGTCCTGCATATCGGCACCGCTCTGGCGGAGGGCGCGAATTGTTTTATTCAGGCCCTCCACCTTGACGGTCACCGGCGCGGCCATTCTTAGCTGACCAATGTTGTTACTTCGCCGACAACTTTCCACTCAAAATCAGCAGTCCAGTCATCCCCGCTTACCTGGGCGTCTCCACCGAGATCGGGGCGGTTACCGATACGGACCGTGCCGGTAAAAATGGGCTTATCTGCGGTTGCAGTCGTATTTAGTCCGGGTGCAAACTTGAACGCGATCTCCTTACCAGAGTTTGCCCAGGCATAGCGCCAGAAGCTTGAACTGGTAAGGGACTGGATCATCGTTCCGGCGATTGAGGCCTGCTGAGTTGTGCCCTTGGAGGCGTCCTCGAAGGTCACCGTGCCGGAATCTGAATCGGTGTGAAGTATGCGGACATTAGTTGCGTCGGCGGCAAAGTCAGTTGTGCCAACTGTGAATACGAGGCCGGAGCCTTTTAGCCGTGTGCTAGGCATTTTGATTCCTTAGAGATCGATGGTGAAAGAGATTTGGATGGTTTGAGACAGGTACGCGATGCCGTTGAGCGTGATGCTTTGAGGCTGATCGGCCCCGTTGACGGAGATGCCCGCGGACATGAGAGCGGTGATAGCGGAGGAGATGTTGTCGTCTACTTCCTGCGTGACCTTTTCGTTGCCTCCACGGGCCGATACGTACGTGACTTCAAGGTTCAAAGTCGCCGTGGCGAAGGTCTGGCCTGAAGAGAGGTACGGGCTATTCGGGGTGACAAGATAGGCGGGGAGCACAGTGCGCTCGGGAATGTACGTGTATGCCGCTCCGTCGTCCCCAATGAGGTCTGCGAGGATGACGCGCACAAATTCACGCTCTGCGGCGAGGTCGAGACTCATGCGAACCCCAATCCGACAAAGGGCTGAAGCAACGGGTAGACGCTCACCAGGGGGTCGCGGTTCACTCGCATGGGTGCCCCGTCCGCTGTCGCGAACTGGCTGATCCCCATGGGTGCGGACTTGCGCTGGAAGACCTCGGAAGCGGCGACGAGATACGAGTAATCGCGCACCCCAACGGGGACCACGGCACTGCCGACATACTGATCTACTAAAGCGACACCTGTTGTCAGGGCGCGCTCTAGATCAGCGTCGTCGCGGGCCGTGATCCCGACGTAGCTCCGAAGGTCATCCAACGTGATCATGCTTACGCAGCCTTCAAAGGCACGATGCCATTAGGAAGCTCGTTAGCGATAGCTGTGTAGCTGTAGACGCTGAAGTCCTTGGAAAGGTTGATGATGTTATCGTCCTGCAAGCGGACAAGAGGGCTGCGGAATTCGCGGAGCGCATTCGTGTTGATGAACGCGTTCTTGTTTGCAGGGAGCTTGGGGTCAAGCACGATACGAACACCAGCAATGTCGCCGGTTAGAGACTTAACAGATACGGCACCAACGTTGTTTGTACCGGCACCCGTGATAAGGAAGACGGGGCGTCCATCACTGCCTTGCAGAGCGATGAGCTTCTTGAAGGTCGCGGTGTCAACAACGAGGGCGTCAAGGGAGAGGCCATTGTCGGAGTAAATACCCGATGCGTCAACGATTGCGTTGATCCAATCAACATAGGTCGCGGATGCACCAGGAGCAGTAACAGTGTTGTTGTTAGTGGTCGAGGTTGCTACAGCCTTAACGTATTCAGTGCGGAATAGCGTGTTGAGGGCCTTTCCGGCGGCGATTGCCTGAGCGTTGAGGCTGGCGTTCAGGATGTTGAGGCTGCTGCGCTCAATCTCCTGGCGGGAAAGCTGCGTGTAGCCACCGATGGTCTTTACGGGTGCGAACTTGGTTTCTAGCTGCACCTTGCCGAAGACGAGATCGTCGCCCTCGTTGGCCTGTACGGCAACAACAGAGGAGTCGCTCTTCAATTGCCCGTACTCAACGTTTAGTCCTTCAGAAGGGAGAGTGCCGCTGGCGAAGAGGGCACGGAGTGGTGCCGCCTCTTCGATCAGGCGAGTGAGGTCTCCGACCCATGCGTCCTTAACTACAGAGTCAGCAGTGGTGCCACCTGTATAAGCGCGTGTGGTCTCAGCGTCACCCTTGGCGATAGCCTTAAGAACCTCACCAGCGGAGCGGTTGTCGGTCGTAAATGCAGGCTCACCCTGCTCGGATAGTCGAGAGTTTGTGACCTCTAGACGGCGGTCTAGGGCCTCAATAGAAGTGCGGAGTTCTGCAACTTCTGCAGTTGCGTCGGTGCTTTCTGACACGGGAATTTCCTTATTGGTTGGGGTGGCCTCACGGGCCTCGGTGATGGTTGCGCCGGAATAGGCGGGGAATGTAACGGCGGAGACCTCGCGGAGGTCTACGCGGGTGCGGACGATGAGTCCGTCGTCTTCGGTGCGCTGCTCAACGGGAATGAAGCCGACCGAGAAGCGGTCAACTACGCCGTCTTTGAGAAGCGCGCGGGCGTCGCGGCCCTGAGTGGTGTCGCTGATCTGGGCACGAATAAATAGGCCGTCCTCGCGATCCTCAGAGGCGATGACCTTCCCGATGACCTCGCGGTGTTGCCAGAACAACTTCACGTCGGTCGCGTCGATGGAGCCGCGTTCGAACATCTCTTCGAACCGTCCACCGATGGTGGCGCGCTCGTTCCAGGGGACGGCGATGCCCTCAACGACGCCGGAGTCGGCGTCGGCTCGTAGCTCTACGGAGCGGGTTTCAATGGCGGTCATTCGGTTACCTCAGGGGTCTCGGGAGTGGGAGCCGGCGATGCGGACTTGAGGTCGTCGCCGCCCGCTAGAGGCGCTAGGCCTTCGATGGCGCGGACCTCGTTGACGGTCACGAATCCGGCTCCGAGCGCTACGGCGTGGGCGGCATAGCGGGTCGTGGTGTCGGCGCGGAGTAGGCCCTCAAAGTTCCCGCGGACGACGCCGAGGCCGGGGACGAGAGTGGACAGAGCGTCCTCAATCTCGGAGACATAGGCGGTGAGAGAGAAGCGGGCGAATTCGGTCCACGCCTGGGAGACGTTGCTGTAGGTCTGCGAGGTGCCCTGCACGTCAGCTAGGAGGAGTGCTGCGGGGATGCCGAAGATGCGGGCGATGCCGGTCGTGGAGAAGCGCTGGGCTTCAATCCATTGGGCGTCCTCGGGGCTTAGGAAGATCGGGTTGTAGTTGAGCCCGTTGCCGAGTACGCGAACCCCGTAGCCGTTGTTTTCCCAGCGGGCTTTGGCCTCTTCGGCGGACTCGGGAGTGAGGCTCTGGTCGGACTTGAGGATGCCGGTAGGTGTGTCGGTGTCGCGGAACCAATTTGCTGCGTAGTCTCGCGTGTCTATCGCACCACGAAGCTCGGACTGGGCGGCCTGAATGGGACCGAGACCGAGCGCTTGCCCGGGGATGCGGGTCAGGCGAAGGTGACGGACGCGCTCAGGACGCAAGTAATCGGAACCGGTGCGGTACCCCTTGACGGTCCCTGCGCTGTCTACATCAACCTGCGTGGCCTGCGGGTCGAGCACGGTGACGTTGAGAACCTTGCCCGAGGCGTCGCGGTCAACGCGCCAGAAAGCATTACCCGTGAGCGCCATGCTGGTAACGGTTGTTTCCACAAAGCTGCGCTGTGACATATCGGCGGAAGGCTGACGGATGAACGTAGGCGAGTTGGCAACAAGGCGGTCGCCGCGGTACACGTCAAGGGAGACCTGCTTGGCCGCGGTGCTGATGAGCGCTACGGCCCGGTAGACAGTCCCGAGCGTCACGGCCTGTTCGGTCGTCACGCCGGTAGCGCTGGGCGCGCGCGAAGGAATGCGGTGCGCGAGACGGTTGTCGGCGGACGTGGAATCGGGCGGAGTCACCGTGCTGTCAGCACGGGACTCGACGCCCCAAAACCAGTCACCGAAACGGCTCAACGTTTTTCCCTACATTCGAATGTTTATACTTAACATTCTACCTGATATATAGGGTGGTGAGTTGAGGGTCAGAACAATTGGAGTCCCATATCGACGTTATTCTCCGCAACATAGACGGCATTGACGGTCGCTATTACGGAATCAATATCCATAAGTGTTGGCCCTTTAATGAGCCGATAGTCATCTCCACGCGCTTTGGTCGCCGTGCGGGGTATCTGCATCGTCAGCAGAAGGTCTCCCCCATGCCGTATTTCCTTATGTGCAACCTTCGAATAGAACAAGGAAGCCCCGGAATACACGTCCCCGACGTTGATAAACCGGACAGGCATACCGCGTCCCTTGAGGCGGAGCCCAAGTTCCCTGAGATTGAATGAGTCAACTACGAAAGTTGCGACACCTTTCGCGTACAGGGCGATGCACAAGCGCTCTAGCTGATCGATGGTGGGGTTGCGGGGCCACGCGACCAACTCGGTGAAAAGTGTTCCGTCTTCGCGCTTGATGGCGGCGGCGAAGGTCGCGGCGGACCAGTCGTTGGTGCGGTCGATGCTGATGACGGGTCGACCCTTGGGGAACGCCTCTGTGCTGGCGCACTGCGTCCACATCCCGAGGTCCATCCAGCCGGAGTTTCCGGAGATGAAACGGTTGAGGTAGTAGCGGATGGCCTCGCTCTTCGGCAGTCCTCGCACGTCAGACATGACCGCCTCAACGTCCTTGTATCCGCCCTGAACGGCCGGATTTGCGGCGGTGATGTATTGGGCCAGGGTCTCGTCATCGTCCGGCACACGGGCCTCAGGGGCGTCGTAGATCACCGCGTAGAAGCGATCAAGCTCCCCCGCAAAGCTCTTCTCGGCATTGACGTAGAGACGCTGCAGTAGCTCCGACTCGTCATCACCTGCGGTCGTGGCACCGAAGACGAGCGTGTTCCGGCGTCCACCCGTACCAGCTACCAGGGCATCCCAGACTTCAGGCTTGAGAAGGTGAAGCTCGTCGCACACCGCGCCCGAGACAGGGATGCCCTGGAGGCTCGCACTTGATGACGCCTTTAACTCGTAGCGTCCACCCGCTACAGCACGGATACCGCGTGTCTCGGTGAGCTTTTTGAATCGACTGGCAAGCGCGGGGTTGGACTGAATGACCGAAAGGGTCCTGTCATAAATCAGCGCCGCTTGCTCGCGACTGCGGGCCACGCCGACCACATACGCCCCGCGGAGATCGCGGAGCAAAAGATATAAACCGAATGCTGCGGTGAGTTCACTTTTACCAGCCTGGCGGCCCACGCTAAGGAACGCCTGGCGGTGTCGTAGCTGACCGGCGCGCTTGTGGCCCTCAGGGTATTGCTCGGTCGCGCCTCGCAAGATATCGACCTGCCACTGAGCGAGCGAGTACCCGGTACCCGATTTCCAGGCACGCTGAATCACCGGCAAATAGGCATCGATATCGGCGGTGAATTCCGGGGACAGGGGTGGGGTACTTCGCATGGCGCTTACCGCTTTTCGAGAGCGGCAAGCTCAGCCTCTAGAGGGTCGATGGTGACCGGGTTTGCCATCGCGTCCACACGCTTTACAAGGTTCCGATATACCAGTCCGAATTGGCTCTGAAGTGCGCCTTGGCTCGGATCGTCGTCTAGCTCCTTCGCCAGACTGCGGAGTTGCACGAGTGCCGGGGTGTCGGTCGCGGTTAGCTCGGGATGAGCGGCAATGAATTTGCGTACCGCGCCCATATAAGTGGTCGGTAGTCGGTCGGACATTTCAAATCTTTCAGAGTTGGTTTGTGAAAAGAAGAGGTTGAGGCGGGGTGATCTGGGTGCCCTCAGAAAAGCCCCCGGGTCGGATCAGAGCCGATCAAGCCATTTCGGGTTGAATCCCGACATGCGAACGAGTTCTTGTGCTCCTTTTGAGGAGTTGTCAGACCGGCATGATGCAATGAGATTGGTCAGCTCATCTGTGCCGCCATTGGCCTTAGCTATTAGGTGATCGACCGTTGCGTCTGCACCCTCAAGGTGCTTGCCACACCACGCGCACTGCCAGTTATCGCGTGCCAATACCTGCGCCCTCAGCCGATCCCACTCAGGCCCGTGTGAACTGTGCTGACTCACGAAACAGCCCGCCTTCCACGTGCGTAAGCAGCGTGTGCGGCACGGCAGCACTGCTCCCTGCATCCCCTGCCATACCCGCCCTCGGTGCCGTGTGGGACGGGCGCTGAGGTGCTGGCCAGCCACACGCGGCGGTAGTGCGGCGTGCACAGCCCCTTGGCGTACAGGGGGCGTTCACACCCCTCTTCCTGGCATATCTTCATGTATCTATTATCTCATGCTATATATCACATGAGTGCGGCCAAGGGAGATTAGTCCGACTTCCTATATGGGAAGTCGTGCTTATCTGAGTGTTGCTGATTTCCCCTAAACAAACTTGGAACAGTTTGAATTGAGTATGTATCCCACCAACCCACGGTTGACAAGGAGAAAGTTGTTAGTACTCTTCAATCAAAGTGTTCAAGCCGTGCAATCATAGATATATGGCACGCTCGACACCTGCCATTCATATAGACCACCCCGCCCTCCCTTATGCGTGTCGAGCCGCATAACGTTGAGGGCGGGGCTTTCCGTTAGGAATGAAATGCAACCGATCACATGGAGTGAAGCGCACTCGATGCTCACTCAGATTCTTGAACTAACCACCTCAATGACAGAGAGCAACGACAATGACTGACCTAGTCGGGCAGGGTGAGCCTGCTGAAGTAGATTTTGACAAAGTGGCCGCGTTCTACACGGCATTTCAAATGCAAGACTCGCTTCTTGCCGAATTGCTTGCTGAAGGAAGCATCGCGGGCGCTAATTGGAGCGAGGCGATTGCTGACCCCATGACGACGTACCTCGCATGGACTCGTGATCGCGGGTGGCTCCACTGGGAAGGGAAGGTATGGGTCTCCATCCCCGACCCCTCCGCTACCGAACTCGTGCGCCGGGAACTCAAGCTGCTCTTCGGCATGCTCTGCTCGCGACCCGATGTGGACGCCCACCATGTGAAGACTCAGTACGCCCAACTGCTCACCGAGTCCAAGGCCAAAAAGGTCACGTTCTTCCTCAAGGGGCTACTCACTAGGCAGCCCGATTGGTTCGACCGTGAGCCGGATCTGATCAACTGCCAAAACGGAGTGCTGGATCTCCGGACCGGAAGCCTGCATCCACACGCCGCTCGGTGGTACATGACCAAAATCACGGATGCGGAGTATCACCCCCGCGCCAAGCACGCCGACTGGAACCGCGCGCTTCAGGCGATGCCAACTGATATTCACGACTACATGCAGGCCCGCTATGGACAGGCCATCACCGGATATCCCACAGATGACGACGTACTTCTCGTCCAAACGGGCGGAGGGCAGAACGGAAAATCGACCATCGTCAACGCCATCGTGTCGGCCCTGGGCGGGTACGGCGGGTTCGTGCCGGAGAAGGTCTTGCTGGCCAACCCAGGTGAGCACCCGACAGAACTCATGACGCTGCGCGGCACCCGCATGGCCGTAATCGAGGAGACCCCAGAGGGTCATCGCCTCCCTACGAAGAGGCTCAAGGACCTCGTTGGAACCCCGGTCATGACTGCGCGCGCGATGCGTCAGGACTTCGTGTCGTGGAGCACCACGCACACCCTGTTCCTCAACACGAATTACGTTCCCCAAGTAGCTGAGACAGACCACGGCACCTGGCGTCGTCTACAACTCGTCAAGTTCCCATACAAGTTCGTAGACCCCAACGATCCACTCATGGCCCCCAACGAGAAACACGGTGACCCCGGCCTACGAGATCGCATCCGCTACAACAAGGATCGCCAGCTTGAGGCCGTGCTGGCCTGGGTGGTCGAGGGCGCGATGAATTACTACACGAACGGCAAGCGCCAGTTCTCGGTACCCCTCAGCATTCAGTCCGACACGCAAGCTTGGCGCGAAGAGGCGGACCTGATCTTGGCGTACAGCAAGGAGCGCCTCACGTTCGAACCGTCCTCGTCTGTTGCGACGACCGAACTCTACGAAGACTTCTCGACGTGGCTGAAGGACTCAGGACGTTCGACTTGGAACGATCAGACGTTCGCCTCGCGGTTTGGCGGTCACGATCTCGCGGATCGAAACCACGTGACGAAGGTTCGAACGTCTTCACACGCTAGCATCGTGCGTCGAATCGGTGGTGGCTTCGCTCCACCGCTCCCCACCAAGGTCAACGTCTGGAAAGGCGTTTCGTTTAACTAGGTGGACAGGGGTGGACAGGGGTTCATTGTTCGTCTCCTAGTAATCATCTCTAGAGAACAAACCAAGTACCCCTGTCCACCCCTGTCCAGTCGAATCTCACAAAATTACGTCTCCCCGGGTCCTAGACCGATGATAAGTAAAGACCGCTGGCATCACCGTGCTAGTAAGCTCCCGGTCAAATATGCCCGTAATGCGCCATGATCCTTCTTGATCCGGAACCGGCTCAACGATGGAGCCCGAATTTTTGATGGTGTACACCGCATCAACGTCCGAATCATTTGGTCCGCGATAGCTCAGCACGAACTGTCCTGCTGTTGGAGTGCCCTCACCGTCTTTGTCTTGATACTTATGTGCACCAATCCAGTGAGACAACGCATACTCGATCTTGTACTCACCCTTGGTCACTTGGTTCGGCTCTACGATGAGAACGTGCACTCGGTGTAAACCCCCTACACGGAACCCGCTGCTGGCCTTGAGTTCAATCGGCACTTGGCCGTCGTTGCGGATTTCAACGTCGACCAACACTCGCAAGCGGATTGACTCGTCACGTGGCAACCGAAAAATCGTGTTGTCTTCAACAGTCGTCTCTTTCAAATTTGGACCCGGCATCGTCACGTCGGTCATCACGTACCGAGACGCTGAGATGATCAGTTGCGGCGCCCGCGCGTCAAGGCGAGCGATCTGAGCCTCTCGCAGCGTGTCTTGAGCTACAGCAACCGCCGCTTCAGCGGACTGAGCGGACCGTTTCGTGTAGACAGCCTGAAACGCCACCACGACGGCGGAGGCAGTCGTACCGATGGCGGCACCGATGGTTGCGACCACCGACCATTCGTTGAGTTCCATTCATGTAGTTTGGCAGATCACAGCACATCGTCCATGTCAGACGCCACGGCCAGGAAACGAACAACGGCCCTGCCGATGAGGCAGGGCCGTCGTTTCGTTCGTTACGTCAACAGATCGAACAGGTCAGTGACGTTCACAACCAAGTACGTGACCGCCACAACAAATTTCGTCATGGCGGATACGATCATGTTGATTGCACGCGCGACGCTGTTGAAATGTGCCGCACGTTCGTCAATTTTGTCCTTGACTGCGCTAGACTGGGGCATGCCCCGATGTTGAGTACTCATGACGTTCCTTTCGTTGGGTGCCGCCGCGGTGTGAGACTCGAAAACTCACCGTGACAACAGAATTGATGCAGCCCCGTAGCTCCTGCCAGAGCTAACGGGGCTGTGTCTTGCGACATAGCCCTAACGGGCATTGTCGATTCTACATCTGGCTAGAGGCGTTCGTGGGGAAACTGCTCCCGGGAGACAAATCGGCCGACTTTCTTTCTCTCTTGTCCCCGCCTTCTACGCTCATACGGTGTCACAGAGTGGTTTTTGTACCCCGAATTTCTTTCTCTTCTATCTGAAGACCTTCGGCGTGTCGCACTGCCTTCGACTCTTCCTGGGGCTAGCTCAGGGGCTCGACAACAAGCCTTTCCACATCTCGGCTCGGACTCTTCGGATACTTGCGGGCCGAATGGATCGTGATACGGAAGCTCGTACGGAGGATTTCCCTCTGCCTCTCGATACCGAGCGACGCCCAAAACTCTGGCCATCCGGCCTCGTCTCCGTTGTCCGCTTGAGCCTCAGCCCACATCCGTTTCACCTCGGCGGCAAGGTCAGCGGAAGCTAGCTGTCCCCGCTCGCGAGCAATCGACTCCCCCACTTCCAACGAGAGCGCGTCGATCTCGGACAACTCGCGTCGGATGCGAGCCATGTCGATGCCGGGCATCATGGCCAGTTCGGTGACTTGCGTACGTCGTGTAGATAGTTCTGCGGACTCGGACAGAAGCTTGCGGATCGTGTTCGACTCGTGAGCGGTGTCATGCGGCGTGCCTTGCGTAAGGAAGCGCCATCCGATCTCCTCAATGACGATGCTGTCCGCCACGTCTTTTCGGATGAAGACGTGGTTGCCGTTCGTGTTGCCACAGCGGTAGCCGCGCATCATTACGAGTGGTCCACCGCATTCACCACAGATTGCAATGTTGGACAGCAGGTGTTTGGCGACATTGCCCGGACTCGTGCGGCGGCTCGGATCAGCGAGAATCGCGCGTGCGGCCTCGGCATCCTCACGAGATACGAGTGGCGTGATGGCCGTCCCCTCAGTCACAACACCCTGATGCTGCACCTGCCCGCCGTACGCCACCACGTTGATGAGGTCCCGCACACGGCGCGGTTCCCACCGGACCACCTTCGAGTTGGCCCGGGGCACCCCCTCGGCGTTCAGTTCCTTCGCGAGGCCGTAGACCGTGCCTCCGGACAGTATGTGCGCGAATGCCCGCCGTACGATGACGGCCTCTTCTTCGCGGGGCGTCACGTTGTCAGGCTCGTATCCGTAGCGCCGCCGACCAGGGACTGGCCTGCCCGCTGCAACCCGCGCGATGTTGGCCCTCTTCTGGCGCTCCCCCTTGCGTGCGACTTCGAACCGAGCGAGCGCGGTGAGCATCGTTGCCCGGAATTCACCGTCTGCGGTGGTGAGGTCGATCTCACCATCTACGGTGACGATCTTGAGACCGAGATCCAGCAAAGTCAGCATGTCCCGTTGCGAACGGATGAGCCGGTCCAGGTCTACGGCGATCACGTGCGTGAATTGGCCGTCTTCGGCGTCTTTGAGCATTCGGCCCCACGCGCTCTTGGCTCCGCGTACTTTGGAGGCACTAGCGGCGTTGTCCTCGTACTCCGCGGAGACCGTCCAGGAACGCGAAAGCGCCAGTGCCCGCGTGCGGGTCAACTGGCGCTCGATGCCTTCCTGGTGGTCCTGAGACTGGCGGACGTAGATGGCAACTCGGGTCATGCATACGACTGTACTTTGTGGTGCAGGAACCGCCACTTGCTCGGCGTGCTCCCGCAGGGCGACTCGGAGATCACCAGCCCGGTCTCCGCCACCGACCGCAGCAGGGAGTCGTGCCCCGAGGGGTAGAACCGGTCGACGCCGCCCGCCATGACGGCCACCGTCGCGGACTCGGCCGCCAGCGCCGCACGATGGGCCATGCCGTCGATGCCGTAGGCGCCGCCCGAGACGACCGTGAAGCCCCGGTCGCAGAGGGCGCTGCTGAGATCCGCCGCGACCTGCTCGCCGTACGAGGTGGAGGCCCGGCACCCGACGACGGCCACGGACGACTCGACGGTGGGCAGCTCGCCCGCACCACGCAGCCAGAGAGCCGCGGGTGCGTGCTCTCCGAGCCCGTCGAACGCGCGGGGCCAGTCGCGGTCGCCGGGCACGACGAGACGGAGGCCGAGGACGGTCGCCGCCCGGAACGACGCCAGGACGCGGGGCTCGTCGACGCGGGGCGCCCAGCGGGAGAGCGCCTTGGCGATCCGCCGGTCGGGGATCTCGCCGGGGTCGACCCCGGCGGTCCGCAGCGCTCGGCCGAACAGCGACGGGTCGCCGTCCGACTCCCGCCGCTCGATCGACTCGAGCACGACGCGCAGGGCGACGGCCGCGCCCAGCACGCGCCGTGCCAGGCCGCCGACGGCATCGCCAGGCTCGACCAGACCCGACCACGCCGCATGGGCGAACGCGTCGACGGCCCCCTCGCCGCCCGCCCCGTCGCGACGCAGTGGCGCCACGATCTCGGCGAGCTCCTGGCGAGTCGCCCGCAAGAGCCCGTTCAC